GCGTAGCTCGTGCCTCCGGTGTCGTCGGCCGAGGTATCAAAGCCCAGGTCTGGGCCGATGCCGGCCTCGGTGGTCCAGGGGAACTCCAGGGTGGCGGCGCCGCTCCCGCGCGCGAGGGTGAAGGTGCTTGCGGCGTAGGTGGCGGTGTAGGTGTTGGCCCAGGTGGCGGCCGTGGTGCTGGTGCTCAGGGCATACTTGGCCTCCAGGTAGGCCACCAGCCGGCGCCTGTTCTCTTCAGAAAGGGCGGCGCCGAACGTTAGGACCTCGGCCACGTAGCCCTTGAGCGGGCTCCCACCATCTCCGCCCAGGCGGAAGTCCTCCGCGAGGGCCGTCTGATCGCCCGAGGCCACAGTGCCGTCAGCGGCGGCGGAGTCCTGATCGTTGGCGTAGGTGTCCGCGTTCGCGCCGTCGTAGGTGTAGGTGAACACGTACCAGGCCCCTGTCACGGGGGTGGCGGCGCCCGTGATGGCGTCCGCGCTCCCGTCGTAGGCGTTGGCGTAGAGGTTCCCGCCGGCCACAACGTAGAGGTTATTGTTGCCGCTACTACTGGAGAAAAGAACATCGTTCGCCGTGTGGTCCGTGTCTACCCATGCCACCATGACCAGGGTCCCGGCGCCGGCAGTAAACAGGTCGTCCAGTTGCACTGCACTTGCGGCGGCGTAGATGTAGCCGTCGTCGCCAAAATGGACAGCGGGCCGGCCGTTGATGGCGTCCCGGGTGTAGGTCTGGGTCCCGGTGCTCGTGTCGAGGTCCCGGCCGTTGCCCGACACGTCCGCCCAGGAGGCAACGTCTGCCCCGTCCGCAAGGTCCATTTGGGATGCGTCGAGCCACAGGGTAGGGGACAGCTCCAGGGGGTCAACGCCGGCCGCGTCCATGGCAGTCTGGATGGCGGTGGCCGCGAGGGCGCCGGTGGAATAGTCCCCGTCCAGGTAGGCAATGCGAGCCACCCCGCCCTCCTCGTACCGGAGGCGGTCATTGAACCCGGTGGAGAAACCCCACCCGGTGGCGCTCCGCCACTTCTTGGATCTACGCTGGTGCTTGAGCCATGACACGGAGCGGCCGCTCACGGTGCTGGAGGCGGTCAGGATGGCGGAGCCCAGGGCGCTGAAGTTCTGCCACAAAAGACGATTGATCGGGGCCATGAGGTCTCCTTAAAATGCTTTTACGCTGTCTGGATACACGCGGACCTGTCCGGTCTTAGTGGCACGTGTCACCATGTCGTAGAGTTTCTCGTTGCCGATGTGAACCACCACCTGCAAGGGTTGGTCACCGCCCCCCGCACCAGACAGGGCGGCGGGGGTCACACTAACCTCCTCGCCCTCGTGGACACGGATGTTAGTCCCGCCGTCCTGTGCGCCGGAGCCGGGCATAGAGGGGGTGTAAAAACCCTGCTGGTACCGCTCGGGTCGGCCGCGCACGCCGGGGTCGTCATGTGGCGAGGGCCCGGTGGACGGGCCAGGGATGCCGCCAATGGCATCACCCGCCGCGCGGGCCGCCGCCGGGATGTCCGCCCCGAGGACCTCCGCAATGGCCACCAGGACGCTTAGCATGGCGTCCATGGGGTCCGTGCTGAACGTATAGCCGTTCTGCTCTGCCAGTGCCTTGAGCCGCTCCATGTCCTCGGACAACGGGATCCCGAAACGCGCAGCCGCTTCTACGGCCGCCTGAATGTCCGGGGCAATTGCCGCGAGGGCCACGTTGAGGTCCGCGCCACCGGCCAGGGCCTGATCGAACAGGTTAACGGCCGCGTCCTGCATGGCCAGGAACATGTCCCGGCTGAGGTAGCCCGCATTGGCCATCCCCACCATGGCTTGGGTGATCCCCTGAATGCCTTCAAACAGGGGGCGGAGCTGCTCGTTGTTGACCGTGTCGAAAATAAGGGCGAGGGGGCCCAGAATCTCGTTGGCGGCCTCGGCGCCAAGGGTGTCGGTGAGAGTTGCCTTGAGTGCGTTGAAGGAATCGCCCAGCATGTCCACGGCGCCGATGAGGCCGTGCTCTGCAACCAGGGCTTGGAACATTCCTTCCATGACAACCCCGGCCTGCGCGCCCAGCTCCGGGAGGGACTCGTCGGAAACGTGCTCCAGGGCCGCCACGAACATTTCAAGGCCCTCTACGGCGGAGGTAAGCTGTTCATTCACGTAGGCTGTCACCTCTGGGATTTCCACACCCAGCTCCCGGGACTGAGCAATCATGCTCTCCATACCCTTGGACGCGAACCGGCCCGCCGTCTCGGCCTCCTCACGCATAGTGGAAAAGGCCAGACCCAGTTGCTCGATGCCCTCGGCGGCCGGGATGGACTCGTCGGCCACACCCTCCATGAGCATTCCGAGTTGCTTGCCGAATTCCTCCAGGGACCGCCCAGAGTCCTCGGCCGCGTCCACGATGTGGAGGAGGGCCGCCTCGGCGGCGGAGAGGTCCAGTTCCTCCATGGTGGCCTCAATAGCCTCCACGGTTTCCTGACTCAACTCGACCCCCAGCACTTTGCCCGCGTCCTTGGCGATTTTGCGGAATTTCTTGCCCGCGAAGAACCCAATGAGGGCCCCGCCCACCGCACCGATGGCCGTACCCCACGGCCCGAATGCGGACCCGGCGGCGGCGCCCGAGGCGGCGCCGGACATGGCGGCGTTGGCCCCGCTGAGGTTTTTCTTGTTCTTGTTCCAAATGCCGGCGGCCTGACCGGCCATGGAACCAATGGCTCCCGCCTTTTCCGAGGTGCTCATTCCGCTGAACCCCTTACGGTCGCCGTTCTCGTCCTTGGCGTCCATGGCCTTTCTGAGGTTGTCCGCGAGGGCCAGGCCGGCGGTGGCACCGGCCGCGATGTCCCCCACCAGGTTGCTCATGTTGTCCCCGAGGACCGTGGAGAGGTCCGCCGCGATTTCCAGAGAGCCGGCGAAGTCGAAGCCGGCCTCGGCCGTGGTGACCATGATGTCGTCCAGGCCTCGCCCACCGGCCTCGGTGATGGCCGCGCCATACTTTTCCCACTGCTCGGTGGTCAGCTTGCCGGCGGCACCCAGGGCCTCGTAGTTGGCAATGAGGGCTTTAAGCTGGTTGTCCGACAGGGCGTCGAGACCCCCCATGTACTCCACCGCTGCGCCAAGGGCGTTGAAGTCCCGCGAGACTTGATAAACGCTCGGTCCCAGTTTGGCGTAGGCGTCCGCCTGCTCGCGGGTCAGCCCGAGGTCACGATAGAGGGCGTCCTCGAGCTCCTTTTGCGTTTCCACCTGCTCGGTGATGGTCACTCGCAGCTTGTCGTATTCGGCTTTTGCTTCTTGGAGGGCCTTGGCTTGGAGTTTGAGCGCGGCGGTGGTGTCCTGCACGGGGGGCGGCACGCTCCTGAACGCGGTGCTCGCAGTGTCCGCTGCGCTCGCAGCGTCGAGGACTGACTGGAGGGACTGCTGGGCGCCGTCGGCCATGGCCAGGTAACCGTCCATTGCCTCGTTGCCCCGGTCCTTTGCCTCGGCCATGCGGGCGTTGATGTCAGCCATAGCGGACTTGAAATTGTCCATGGCATTGCTGGGGTTGGTGACGGCCTCCTTAACCAGGGTCATTCCGGCAGCGGCCATTTCGGCGCCGCCCTGCATGTCCACAAACCGGTTGCCGATCCACTTGGTGGCCTCCAGGAAACCCTCAACGCTACCAATCACCATTTTGATGGCATGAATAAACGTCATGGCGCCCAGCTGCACCCACCGGAGGATGGCCTCCTTGTTGTCCATAATCGCGCTTAGAAGCGAACCCATCAGGGTGATGAGGGCCCGGAAAGCGGGCATGAGTGCCTGACCCAGGTGGATTTGGAGGGCTTCCCACTGGGCCGTGAGGGCCCGCACGGCGTTGGTCGGGGAGGTAATGGTCCGGGCCAGGTCGCCCTGTGCCTTGACCGTCTGGTCCATGATGGCCAGGTAGCGGGCCTGCACCTTGGTTTGCTCGTCCATGGCCTCGCCCTGCTTGATGAGCCCATGGGTGAGGGCCGCCTGCTTGACGGTAGACTCCATGACCAGGATGCCCAGCCGCTTGAGGGGCTCGGCCTCGCCCGAGATGCCGGCCTGAATCTTGCCAAAGGCCTCCTCGTGTGGGAGGTCGTAGAAGGAGGCCAGGTCACCGGCCAAGCCGGTGAGGGCGGTGCTCATTTCATAGGCCCGCTCGGATGCTACACCCATACTCTCCATCATAACGAAGAGGGTGGCGGCGTTCTTCCGCAGGTCAAACTCGTTTTGTCCGGTAGCCGCCGCAAGGTCCACGGACCACTGGCGGGCCGCCTTGGCCATGCTCCCAAAGGAAACGCGGAAAAGGTTCTCGGACTCCTCGGCTGCGCTTCCCGCCTTGAACAGGGCCAGGGGGACGTCGCGCGCCATGGAAACGGCGGCGCGGGTGACCAGCTGGAAGGCTTGAATCCCGGCGCCCTGAAAAAGGCCCATGAGCGCAGAGGACTTTTTGGAGAAACCGCTAACGTTCTGCTCCACCTTTCTCAAGCTGGGGGACAACTCGTCCAGGAGGCGGATAGTTGCTTCAAGGTCTCCAACGTTAACGGCCATGGGCTTACTCCTCGGAGGCGAGTTGATGGGATGTCTGGACCACACGCTCCCATAGGGAGGTGTCCTTCCAGGGCGAGTGTTTAGCGGACCCCTTGGGGTTGTCGAAGTCCCGCTTGGCGGCGGCGTAGTTAAGTAGGAGGACCGCTTGCAGGTCTGTCTGGAGGGGGTCGTCCTCGAGGCGCTTGAGGGCCTCGGTGGGGGAAATGTGGAACCGTTCCGCCACCAGGGCCGCGTTGTAGAGGGCCACCACCTCGTGGTGGCCCCCCCTACCGTCCAGGTAGCGGTGCAGCTCCTCTAGAGTTTTCCCTGCGCCTCCTCCGCCTCGGCGGGGGTGGGCACGGACAGAATGACGATGGCCCGGTACAGGGCCTCGGATGCGTCCTCGTCCAGGTCCGGGATACCCTCGGCCACGTCCACAGGGGCGTCCCAGGACGAGATGCCGTTGACGAGGACTGTCTCCACGTCGTAGGCCGCGAAACGGGCCTCAGCGGGGTCCAGGACGGCCTGCGCGTCGTCCTTGGCGGACTTGGCCTGATAGGCCTGCACCAGCTCGGCGCCCATGTCCTTGGCCATCTGGGCCACCTTCCGCTGGCGCGCCATGCTGGCGGCCTCCAGGGCGCGGCGGGACAGCTTGCGAATGTTGACGTTGAGGTCGTTGCCCTCGTCGTCCTTGAGTGTCACCACGCTGGTGATTTTGCTAGCGAACATATGTGCCCTCCTCAGGAGCTGGGGGCCCACGAAACGGGGCCCCCGGTCGGTTTAAGATGCGTTGCGGGTGAACGCCACGGTGATTTTGGCGGTGGAGCTGGCACCCGCGCCGTCGGTCCAGGACCACAGGACCCGGATGTATTGGGCCACGGAACCCACACCGGCCGCCACGGCCACGGCCTCGGAGCCCACAACGGTGGCCGCCGCGAACGAGGCCAGGGTGGACCAGTCGGAGTCGTTCGTGGAGTCCTGAAGGGTGACCACCAGGTTGGTGGCGGTGTGCAGGGTGAGGCTGTCCACGTTCAGATATGCGGTGCCCCCAAAGTCGGTAGCGGCAGAATTGTCCACGCTCGTGGAGTTGGAGTCAGTGGTCACGGTGGTCCGGGCGGCGGCAATCAGGACGGCCTCGCTCATCGCCCCCGTGACCTTGTACTCGGCATTGGCCCGCTGGAGCTGATTCATTTGGCTGAGGACTTCGTAGGAGACTCCGAGCGCACCGCTAAATCCGTACACGGAGGCGCCCTGTAGCCCGCCTGAGAAGCCTACGATACCCACCCCCGGTACCCCGTTGGGGTTGAAGTCTGGTGATCCTGACGCGCCTCCCAGGCGCTCGTGGAACGTTCCAGTAGTGTCGGTGAAGAACGCGCCTTCCTGTGCCAGCTCGGCCATCTGGACCCCCACCGGGATGTTCTCTTCCCAGGAGTCCCCGAGGCCCGTGTAGGGCTCGGTGATAGCGGCCCGCTTGATGCGGTCCCCTTGCAATTTGTGTGCCAGAAGGTTGTAACCGTCGAAAACAAACACCCCGGAGGGGCTTCCATACCGTGCCATGCTTTACTCCTTCCCCTTTGGGGTTTTGGTTTCGGCAGGGAGGCCACAATAGCCACAGCCCCAGGTGGGTTCAAATGACCCAAACCCGGATAGGTCCTGCCACTGGTTCCGCCCGCAACGCGGGCACTCGTGGGTTGGCTGTTCCATCAGGACAGCTCCTTCTCAAAAGACACGTTGAACACCCACACGGTGCGGTCATGCTCGTCCTTCAGGAGCATAAACGGGGCTTGTAGAGCCTGCCCCCCATAGTAGAACGTGCCAGACAGGGTGCTGGCCATAATGGAGCTGACGGCCTCGTAGGCCGCCTGTGCTCGGATTCGCGGGGCCTCGGTGTCCCCTCGGGCTCCCCGAAATTGGAGCTGGAACGTAGGGAACTCGCGGGACCAGACGGCGGAGCCCAGGTCCCGGAGCGGCGCGGCCCCTCCGTTGGGGAGGATGCACTGCACCACGTCCGGTTTGTCGGGCAGAATCTGGATAAACCAGTCGGTGCCCAGGGCCGTTCCCACCCCGTTGGTGATGAGATGGGCTACCACCTCTGTGGCTGTGCTCATGTGCTACCTCAGTCCGTGATTCTGTTTAATCCGCGCGCCAAGGCGTGCGGAGATGGTGTGGCGGACCGCGTCAATGGCGTTCTTCAGAAAGAAAGCCTCGCCAGGCCCTCCGGCGCGGGGTCCGTGCTCATGGACATAAAGGGCGTAAGCCTGCGCGGGCCCTCCCACCAGGATACGCCCGACAATGCTCCGGACTTTCTTGAAAACAGTAAGATCGTAGGAGCCGCGCAGTACGCCCTCGTCCTTGGGTGTGCGGTTTATGGCGTCGTCCTGAATAATCGTCAATTCCTGATGAACCGCCTTTTGGACGGCATTCTGCCAGTTCCGGCCGAGGGCCGCAAGCTTCTTTCGCATGGCGTCCGCGCCGGTAATCTTGACGGTTGACTGGGCCACCTTAGGACATCCCTGAGGTGTTGGTCCCGAGGGCCACCTCGTACATGTAGGGCCGGTTGGTGGCGGGGTCCATGATGAACTTCACATCCTGAATCGGCCCGGTGGTCCCGTCCGGTAGGGTGATTCTGTCCCGGGGGTCAATGGGCTCGGCGCGGTTGGCCGCGCCGTTGTCCGCGATGGGGCCCAGGAACGTCACCGACGGGAGAACGGCCATGATCGTGGCGTCCCGGTTACGGATCCACCGCTGTTTGTGCTCCACAATGGCGGTGCGCGAAATGGCGGCAGCGAACGTGGGCTTGCCGTAGCCGTCCTGTCCCGTCCAGGCCTCGTGCGTGACCAGCACCTGTAGGGTAGATGTGAGGGTGTTGGCGAGGGCGATGCCGTTCCGCACCAGGTCGTCGAAACCCATCAGGCCCTCGCCATCGGGACGGTGAGAGGGCTCGCGTCGGACACGTAGCCCCACCAGTCCGGGATATAGTTTAGGACCACGTCCGGAATAACCTTGGCCACGATGCCGGATTCCTTCCAGTTCAGCTCCACGGAGCCGGCCTTGAGTTTGGTGAGGCCCTGCACCTCAACGTCAGAATCGGCAGACCGATCACTCACGAGGATGGCCTGCGCCAGCTCGCACGTGGCCCAGGTCAACTCGTCCGGCAGCTCATCGGAAGGAATGAGACTGACCCGGTTGGAGTCTAGGATGCCGTTACGGGGCCACTGGAGGGCTTGGTCCTGATCCGTGGGCCACTTGGCCCACACGTAGAGCGCGTCGAGGATGCGCGTGGCCTCCACCAATGCGATGTTCTTGTTGGCGTCGGTCTCAGCGGTCCAGGTGTCTTTGTGGAATTTCCCCTCAAAGTAGGTTTCAGCGGCGGCCAGGGTGGTGTAGGTGTTGGAGGATGCGCCTCCGACAGTGGCGTCCAGGGTCAGGGCCATGGGGGTCTCCTAAGTTAGGCCAGCTCCTCGCGCCGGTCCACGATGGCCCGGAGCACAGTTTTCCGGCCCTTGTTGGCCCGCTCGTACTCTTCAATGGCGTCCAGGGAGAACCGGTCTTCGATACCCATGACGGCCTCGATGAGGGTCTCGGCGTTCATCTCGGTATACTCGGGCGCCTCGGGGGCGGGGGCATCCACGACGGCCACGGCCTCGGGGATTTTGAATGCCGCGACGGGGGGCGCGACAGGGGCGGGGGCCGCCACCTTTCGATGGATGCCGGGGTCGAAGTCGGTTTCATTGATGTCCACGGTGCTACCGTTGGGCATCTGCACCCTGACGGTGGGCAGGGGGCGCGCGCCGCGTTTGCTGGCGCCGGTCCCGGCCACCAGTTTGACCTCGTAGAACTTACCATCCAACATGGGCACGTCCACGGTGTCGGTGACTCGTGCGGCGGTGCTCGTCTGACTCTTAGGCTTGACGGGTGTGGTGAGCTGACTCATTTGTCCTCCTCAGAACAGTGGGGAAAAAGGGGTGGTGGGCCCCGGAGGGCCCACCGAAAGACGTTTAAGACCACACCGCCGCGCCAGTTGGAAGCAAGGTGGCCACGAATCTGGACAAACCGTTGACCGAACCCGTGACCTCGTAAGCGGTCAGGAGAACGGGGACGGTGAGAATCGTGTTGGTTCCCCCACCTCCACCGAAATCCACAACGAGGTCACGAGCTGCGGCCGCGTTGGGGTCGATGTCCGGGGTCCCCATAACCGCATGGGGGCCGGTGGTGGCGGCGTCGTCCAAAAATCCGGCGAGTGTAAGCTCCTCCGTCTTTCTGATACTGGTGGGCAAATTCTCTTCCCACGAGTCGCCGAAAGCGGTGCTGGGCTCGGTATTCGCGGTGACTTTGACGCCACCCATTTCCAGAACGAAACCGGTAACGGCGCGAGCGGAGCCGCCGGCCGAATCGTCCAGGGTGATGACGACGGACGGACTTCCATATTTTGCCATTTTAGACCTCCTTTAGGTCTGCATGTTCTGAGGGTTCCGCAATGAACTTTTCGGCCAGGGGGAGGAGCTGGAGTGTCATTTCCTCACTTGTCCCCAGTTTCTCAAACTCGGCTGCCAGGATCTTGCGACCCGTCTCACCGATTTCGATTTCCTTGTCCGCCGCGTCACTCTTCCAGATATAACTGTTTCCATTCTGGCGTAGCTCATACTCCCGGACCTCGTCATCCGAGAAACCGATGAGGGCGGCCATGTCCCGAACCACGCGGAGGGTGATGAGCGTACCCTTGACGGTGGACAGGATGTTGAGTAGTGACAGGCGGTCCGGCACGGAAAGTTTCATTTGTCCTCCTCAGAACAATTTGAAAGTTAGACCTAGCTGGAGGGCGAGGTGCCCAGCAGGATGTAGTAAGGGGTCGCACCGATTTTGATTTTGAGCGATGCGGCCGCTGCCACGTCTCCACCGGTAGCGAAGAGGTCCGACGCTCCGGCGGTAAAACCCTGAAGCGAAAGCAGGAATGCGTCCGTGTCGATGTCCGCCGCGCCCGTCGCGTCGCCCTGATTGTCGATCCGGATGAAGGAAACCTCGGTGGCTCCCGCGGGGTCGGACGTCGAGGCGTCGGAGCTGATTGCGACCTTCAGCGAAGCGTATGTCCCGCTGGTCCACGCGCCCGCGCCCGAGGGCACGTGGAGAGTGGTTTCGAGAGCGTAGCCGGAGCCGGTGACCCTGCCGGTCGCGCCGAAGGACTGCGAGATGTGCGCGCCGCGTGCGTTGCCCGCAGCGACGTCCGTAACGGAGCCGAAGATGCGGGCCGCGATGCCCTCGCCCCCCGCGCCGGTGACGTACTGACGGCAGTAGAGGCCGACCGACTCGCCGGATGTCGCGCCGTTGTCGAAGTAGAACGACATAAACTTCATGTTGGCCGTGTCCTCAACCACAGGGGAACCGGACGTGCCGGCCTTGATCACGCCGCCATCGGTGTTGGCCGCCGCAACGGTGGCGGCAGACAGGTCGAGACGGACGTCGCCGGCCATGGTGATGGACTTGTTTCCCACGTCCATGAGGAGGTAGTCGCCAGTCGCACCGAGAGTGACCCGGAAGTCCATGTCCAGTGTGCCGTTGCCGACGTTAAACGCGCCGGTGTCGTCCGCGACAGGGAGCACGAGGAAAACGGACCCGTTCCACTGGAGCGAAACGTCATTGGCCGCGCCCAGGTAGAGGGGATCGGAGTCCCCAAGGGCGATTCCTCCACCAAACGACGGGGCGGACGTGAAAGAGACGGCCCCATCAACTGGGGAGATGGACCAGATTTCAGTGCCGTCCGTCTGGTAGAATGTGAGAACGCCGTCAACATAGCGGGACTTAAGTGCCGCTTTGCCTTCAGAGGTGTAGCTGTCCATGGTCAGACTCCTTGCTGGGATTTCCAGTCAAAAGGCGGGGGGCCCGGAGGCCCCCCGGGAGGGAACTAGCCGGCGATGCGGCAGCCGAATTCGGGGCGAACGGTCTGAATGCCATACAGGATGTCGTAGGCAAAGCGGGCCCGCTTGTGCTGGCGCGAGACCTCCAGGCGGAGGGCCAGGCCGGACACGGAGTCCACGGCGGAGCGGAAGTAGCCGAGGCCAACGGGGTCGGACGCGCTAAACGGGCGGCTGACCAGGGCAATGGCGTCGCGATGAATGGCCAGGTTGACCACGTGCGTGGCCTTCACGGTGATGGCCTTGGTGGCCTGCGACATAACCACCTTGAGGCCAGGCTCGAAGGAGATAGTCCCGGCGTTGGAAACCTGCTCGTCACCGGAGGTGATGGTGTAGGTCTGCGCGTCACCGGCGAAGGTGACAACGTCGCCCACGAGGATGGATCCGGTTCCGGCCGCGGCCAGGGTAACCGTCTTGAGCCCGGCAGCGTAACCGGTGGCGTCCGTGGTGGCACCGGAGGCGGTCCCGGCGGTGTGGGTGGGGACATTCTGGTTAACGAAGAAGTCAGACCCAAGCTTCCGGCCGATCATGCCTTCCATGATGCCCTGAGAGTCACCGCGCCAGGCGTTGTCCTGAAACGCGCGGAGTCCGAGGGCGTTGGCCTCGGCATCGGTGTCCAGAATGGCATACCGGGGCGAGGCGGGGGCGAGCTGATCGAACAGGACCTTACGGGCGTCGAGGAACTCCGAGGTGTCGGTGCCAAAGGGCGTAGTGGCCGCGACGCCGGAGTAGCCGTAGAAGTTGACATACTGCGCCAGGATGGCGGCGTCCACGGTGTTGGCGATAGCCTTGATTGCCTCGCTCGCCTGCATCGGGAGGAGGCCTTCCTGCGCCTCCAGGAACTCCTTATCGTTCACGAAGAACGGAGCTTCCTTCCACTGGTCGAGGGTGATGGTGACCTCGGTGGGGGAGACGCCCGTGTCGTCCGGTGCCACGTACGACGGGGTGACGTCGTTCACGCTGATGGCGGACGGGATGGGAATGTCAATGGTGCTTCCCTTGCCGGCGGCCTCCGTCTCGTACTTGCGGTTGACCAGGCGGCTGGTGATTGCCATCTCCCGGAGGGCCAGGAGGCCCTGCGCGAGAATCTGGGGAATGACATACGTAAGTGTGTTTGTGTTGGCCATTTGGTGGGCCCTCTCTTTTAGATTTGATCGGGCCCACCGGGCCGCCGCCGTCCGCCCCCTCCGGGGGCATTCAGCGGTGTGGGGTCATCTCCCACACAGGAATGGGTTGTCTGTACTCCGGGACTAGTCCAGTTGAATGGTGGCCCTGCCGGATGCCACGTCCTCCAGGTTGTTGCTAATGTCCTCGGCTGCGATTATCCTCCGTGGTCCGCCGGCCGGTGAGCCCTTGCCGGGCTGCGCCGCTCCGCCGCCCACGTTGGGCTTATAAAGGTGGGGTGCCTCCGCCTGAAGGTCAGACGCCCACTCCTCAACGGTTAGCACCTCTCCCGGCCGCTTGGGACTGTAGATCGGTGCCCCGTCTTTGATGGCCACGAGCTGGCCATTCTGATTCTGGAACAGGGCGGAACCCCGTGCCAGAAAGTCTCCCAGGGCGGTTTCTGCCACCCCAGCCGCCACGCCCGCCTTGGTGAGCGTGGATTCGATGGCCTGCCGCGCCGAGGTCTGCTCGGCGACTGTGCGCGCGTTGCGCTCCGCCTCCAGGGCCTCGGTAACAGGCTTGAGTGCGGCCTGAATCTGGGTTTGGATGTCGTCTCCCTTTTTCACGCCTTTCTGCTCCATGTCCTTGAGCCGGTCCGCCTGTCCCTTGATTTCCTCGGGGCTCAGGCCCAGGCCCTTCCAGACTTCTAGCTCCGCACTGGTGGCCTCCAGCTTCTGATTGAGGCCCACGTTGTTGTTGCGGAACTCGCCCACCTTTCGGTTGGCCTCCGCCACCACGGCTGTCACGGCGGGGTGATCGCCGTCCAACTTCAGGACCCACCGCCCGTCCTGCTCGGTGTACTCCTCGCGCAGGGCCTCGGGCACAGCGTCCTGAGAATCATAGACTGACTGCATGCGTCCTCCTTGAAATTCCGATGTCCCAGGGGGGTTTTCTCCCCCCCTACTCATCTGAGTATAAGCAATTAGCGTGCCAATGTCAAGGCCTCCGGCCGGGTTTGGGGGCGTAGATCACCCCGTTATCCCCAGGGAATCGCTCCCGGTGTGTGTTCTCCCCGGACCAGATGGCCACGGGGATACCCTCAGGGTAGGCCTTGCACGTTCCCACCTCGTTGTTTCTGAGGTGTTTACAGTCAAAACACGGCACTGGTCTTTCCATGC